CTTGGAACTCCTGCAAGAACACCTGCAAATGTATTAGCTGTCCGGCATCTTGCTCATGCACGATGCAGGGAAGTAAACCTACGCGCTATCGACACTCGGCGCGCCGTTGAACAAGCTATCGAGTTAGTCTTCCTGCCAGATGATGCCGACATCGAAGCAGCAAAGATTCGCAATAGCCGTAGCGCGCACGCAAAACGGAGCCAACTAGAGTATCAACGAAAGTCGGCACTGTTCCGCATGTTCGTTAGCGAAGAAACCTATGTAAGATGGTCGTGGGCCCCTGGGGAGGCCCACGGCATCGCCTGAGGGCGCTTGGTAGCCACACAAGGTGTTAGTCATGTGTCTACATTGACTGACCCACGTTTGCGCGTGTGGCGTAACCAGGCGCTTGTAGAGCCGAGGACATTGTACAGTTTAACAGAACTGAGTCCGACGCTCAATTTGGGTATCAACAACGCTGATATAAATACACTAGCAGCAGCGTTGCTTGAGAGAATGTATTACTGCAAAGTGAAGGGGGAGTTCGTAAGTCCCCCGAAAGTGGATAAGCGCCAATTTGACCGCCTGAATTATTTTCGCGACAAGGTTGCTCGTATTTGCGGAAGTGCCGCTCCTGTTTCCCTCCAACAAGTTGTGGAGATGTACTCGGGCCGCAAACGCAAAATTTACGACAATGCCATGAAGCAATATATCCAGGTCGGTATGAAGTCCAGTGACGCTCACTTGTATGCATTTGTAAAGGTGGAAAAAGTCGATCCAAACAAGGCACCACGATGCATACAACCCCGCAAGCCTATATACAATGTACGACTGGCTAGGTACATCAAGCCCCTTGAGCACAGGGTTTACAAAGCTATTGATAAAATCTTTGGCGATGGACCCACAGTGATCAAAGGGTATAACGTTGATAGAATTGCACGGATAATGCGCGGCAAGTGGAAGAGTTTCTCTCGTCCGGTCGCCATAGGTTTAGACGCATTTAAGTTTGATATGCATGTTAGTGATGTGGCATTAGCGTGGGAGCATTCCTTATATAATCTTATCTACCGGTCACGAGAACTACTCCAGTTACTGTATCACCAAATCCACCAGAAAGGTGTTGGGCGATGCAAGGACGGAAAGCTCAAGTACCGCGTTAAAGGACGCCGAGCAAGTGGTGACATGAACACTGCTTTAGGAAATTGCTTCATTATGTGTGCGATGGTGCACGCTTACGCTAAGGAGAGAAATGTGGAGATAAAGTTGATGAATAACGGTGATGATTGTGTGGTGTTTATGGAGTCGTATGAGGAAGCAAGGTTTTTGGACGGGCTTGACGCCTGGTTCCTGGAGAAAGGCTTTCGAATGACTACAGAGAAGCCAGTGTACCAACTACCCGAGGTGGAGTTTTGCCAGATGCACCCTATACGATATGGGGACGGCAATATTACCATGGTTCGAAATATCCCTGTGGCCTTGCGCAAGGATTCCCTAATCACAGTGCCTGTGTCCAAAGAGCGAGAGCTCAAAGCGTGGATGTCGGCTGTCGGGCAGGGTGGACTAAGCCTCGTTGGTGGAATACCAATCATGCAAAACCTATACCGCCGCCTCACGGAACTGGGGTGTGGTGTCCAGACAAAGGTCGCTGCGGAATTGCAGCGAAATAGCGGAATGCACCTTTTGTCATTTGGAGTCAACAAAGAGTTTATGGAGCCTACGCCGGAGTCGCGGTTGGACGTGATGATCGCCTGGGGAATCACCCCAGATGAGCAGGTCGCGTTTGAAAAGTATTATGACAAGTACACTGTCGAAGATTACAAACCAACCGGCGTCGATAGGCTTACCAATCACAATGTCCTATTCCATTGCCTATCACGGTAGATACTGCGGCCCTGGGTGGTCTGACGGCAAATATCAGCCGTCCGTTTCGAGTGGGCAAACACCCATTGACGAGTTTGACTCTACGTGCGCTGCGCATGACGCGGTCTATTCAATGACTGCCGATAGCAGTGCACTTACAGAGGCTGACTACCACTTCTTTCGCCAGAATTGCTGCCTGGAACCTAAAAGGTTACTCGCCGCGGCCTTGGTGGGAGCGCAAGGCGCCCTCCGGGGGCTCGATAGTTCTATCACCAATACCACTATGCAAAAACGATTGCGCGGATCAGCGCCAAAACAACCAAAGACTGCCGCAAAGGCAGCACCAAAGAACCCCAAGTCCTCTGTGACACTTAGCACCGTACCAGCAGCTTACGGATTTAGCTTGAAAATGGCACCACCAAAGGTATCACGTCGTGGAGACGTGTCAATCATTAGTGGCAGTGACTTTGCCGGTAGTGTTATGACACAAAATACCGCAAATTACCAGCCAGGATCTTCAGTGCTTCTTAATCCAGTGTATTTCCAAAACGCAATGTTGGGTTCACAAGCCCGCGCGTATGAAAAGTTTAGATTTACACGAGCTATAATTGAGTATATTCCATCAGTACCAACCAGCGTACAGGGCCAATTGGTCATGTGCGTTTCACGTACAGTCAAAGAACCATTTTTCGATGGTTCATCATCCACCTTCCTAAGTCGGGCGTTATCACAAGGCAATGCAATTGCCACGCCACTTTGGAAGGAAACATATTTAGAAGTGCCGTGCGACGGCGAGTGGAATGTAGTGGACACACTACTAGACGGAGACCTGGATGATAGCATCCAAAATGAGGTCCAATGTTACACTTTTGCCGCAACAACGTCCACATCAGGCATTCTCATGTTGCATTACACTATTGAGTTTAAAGACCCACTTTACACATACCATCCTACATTAATTCCGGTACCAATGGGTAACGGAGCATATGGAACGCTAGTCGATGCCGCTGCCGCAAATGCGGTTAATTCAGCGGTGTTGTTAAACAATTCCATAGGCCTTAGCTTCTCAGCCGGAGCAGGGTCAGTGTATCGTTTGATATTTAGGCAGGAGGCAAGTACCTTGCCAGCCGGGCCAACTAATTGGGCAAATGTGGCAGCCGTTGAGACAACTAATGCCACCAACTCTAGCAGCTTTGCAACTGCTTTCACATCTATTTCATTAACTGACGGAACAACTTTATACGGCCTTTTCAACAATGGGGTCGTAGCTCTCTACACCTCGTACGAAGGCGCAGTCGCAGGAATCAACTCGGATCTTGTGGTGCATAACACCGCCACCACTACGGCAGGCACCTGGGCGTTTATAGGGGCGCTAGTACGCATTGGGTCAGCCCTCCGCGTAACCAGCCAATAATAGTCCATTTACGTTGAACAGTTCCGGTGTATCTAGCGGTACACCAGTTGGAAGAATACATATTTTCATTATAATAATAATAAATAAACAAATAAACAACAATCTTAGGTAACAAGTAGGAAATAGGGTTGTGGTAGTGGCTCGTTAGCATCGAGTGTCAGTACCGCTTGCGTTCAGGGCTGGTAACCCTGGCCACATCCCTTCCATGCTATGCTTGGTATCATTCATGTCTTGATAAGTTCATTCTTCTAGCGCTGGTATAATCATATATAAAACCCAACCACCCTGGGTATCAGGGAACTCTTCCGATTGCTAGCGGAAGTTTTATCTCGCACAGAGTGCGAGTGGCCTCGGGACCGATTGTGCGAACAATCGGGGGCATCCTCGGGGGCTAAGCAAAC